AATCCTGGAGCCCCTGTCGCGGGATATGGCGCCGCTCCTGTTGCGCTGGTGTTTATCACTAAATCTCCTGGCTGTACGCCTGTAGTAAAAAAGTCCTGTGTGTTATCTATAAGGAGGGTGCTCCCGCCCACTGAGCTGCTCGTGGTGCCACTTACTCTACGTGTGGGGTACCTGTATAGCTTATTTATAAGATAGTAGTCTGAAGGTAGCTGATATACAGCCGAGCCCGATAGACCAGAGGGCACGTTAGGCACGCTTGAAGGGTTAAGTTGTGCTAAGAAAGCTTGCACGGAGAAGGTGTCTATAACCTCCTCTAATCCTTTTACTATATCTGCATATCCTGTACCCGAAGACCTCGCGTTCTCCCTATTGATCCAGTTGTTGTACTGGTAGAAGTAGTCCTCATACATATCCATCTGTGCCTGCTGAGCGTAGAGGTTAAAGTCTTGAGGGGAAATGTATCCATAGTTGTTTTTATTAGCTATAGCTAATACCGTATTTCTTACTTCGTTTATAGGCATACCACAAAGATAAGCAAAAAAAAAGGGCCCCATTTTTTGGAGCCCTTTCTAATATGTATAATATATCTTAAGCTAAAGCTATACTTGTCGCATAAAGAAATGCTGGGTCGCCCCCTACTACAGGAGCAGTAACCATAGGCATTTCCGCCACTACATTTGTCCATGAAGACTGTAGCGTATCAACCATTAAATCAGTGAAAGCTATAGACCACGAGTATCCCGCCTGAGCTTTAGAAATTGTAATCGTTAAAACATCAGAAGATGTAGCTCCAGTTTTATACTGCAGAGCCACCGGAGTGGTTCCTGCGCCACCCGCTGTAGGGATAACCATAACTATATTTTCTAAATTAACTAACCTTCCTCCAAAACCACTTTGAGAGATAATTACTCCCACATCAGTAGCATTGTTATTAAACAGAATAGCATCTACTAACACGGAAGTGTTAGAAAGTACTTTCGTTACTGTGCCAGAAAAACCCCCTGTAGAATTAATTACAAGATCTCCTACACGAACATCTGTAAGGAAAGTTCCTGCAGCATTTACAAGAGTATGTGCGTCTGCGGCTGTATATATTTCATAAGCCACTGGAGTAGCCTCCAATAAAGAGGTTGCTGTTCCGCTAATACTTAAAACAGTATCGCTATCTACAGCTGTTACTGTAGAAAATAGATTGCCCGCTGATGTTGTTGAAAAGACAATGTCTCCTACCGAAACGGTGGCTAAAAAGTTAGGTGTTCCACCTGTGTCAGTAAGTTTTCCTGTCGCCGCAGCAGTAGTAGTCGAACTGTTTGTAATACCAACCACAGCAGGCATTGTTGCCGTTGCATTGCTTAGTGGTAGGGGTATGTTTATAAACTTTCCCATAGCCTTATGTTATTGCAATTCCAGATACAGCCTGTGGAGGCACTACATCATACGTAACGCGAGTCCAAGAAGTTTGCAAAGCCGCGACCATAGCGTCTTGGATTGCTTTTCTCATACTGAAAGCTACTTGAGCAGCTGCCGTTACCGTAGCAACGTTACCGTTAAGGTAAGTTATTACTGTGGCTACATTAGTTGCAGTAGCAGCTGTTACTGACAGGACTTCATTTACGTTCAAAAGAACGTCCCCAGAGCCTGTGACTGGGATAGATAAAAACTTTTCCATTTTTCAAATAATTAAATGGGTGAATAAAAAACAAAGATACACAAAAAAAAAGGGCCCCGATTTGGAGCCCTTCTTTAAAGTCGTTTACTTCTTCCTTCTATCGGGAATGAAGTAGCTTATAAGGTTATCAATCCAACCGAATATCTGGTTGTCTTTTTCTGTAGGAGTAAGGTTTACTACTACTTTACAAAGGGCCGCAACAGCGATTAGCAATTCTGCCCAGTTTTCTACGATAAAATCTATCATGGTTTTTATTTATTAAGTAATTTTAAAAGGCCTTGGTATACATCTAACCCGTCATCTGACTTTAAGTAAGACCCTACTATATGGTAAGGATCCTCTCCGAAAGGAACGGTAAGCATTTTCTTTTTATTTCCTTTAAGGTTGAAGTATACATCCTTATTGTTATTGCGTAAAGATAAGAGGTTCTCGTCAAAGAACTGTCTCACCTCATCACCGAACTCTAAGTCTGGATCGTTAACCACCTCTATAAAGTCAGAAGGGTTATGTTTTGCAAATAGCAAAATATCTCTTTTTAACTCTGGAGTGCTTAATCGATCTACCGACCCGCCAAGAAGGATTCTACTTACAGAAAGAAGCTTCTCGAAAGAAAGCTCCTTAGCTATAACCTGTGCGTTAAGCTCCATCTCTAATATCTCCACGTCTTTAGAAGCGTCTCTTTCGTTATTAACCTCCTCGAAGACTCTGTCTCGCATAGGGTGGTAATATAGAAACTGCTGAAGGACTTGGTTTTCTTTTGTTACATAAAGTAGACCATCCTCAAATACGATAGGTTCTAAGATAGCGCTCCCATCCTGTTCCTCCACGAAGGGAGACTTTTGGTTACGGGCATATCGAAGTGGGCGGTTGACGCCTGTTTCCTCATCGAAATAAAGTAAAGGGGATCTGCTTGAGTTATGAGAAGCCAGCATATAGTTTAGCGGGCAAGCCTCATTTTTTAATCTGTACGCCTTAGACGTAAATATCTGTTTAGTTTTCATTATATTTTAATTAAAGTTAAAAAAATAAGGGAGGAGTGATTCCCCTCCCCCATTTCAATCGTATTATGTTATGCGTTCTGGAATAAGAAGAAGTTGTTTGCACCTAAAGTACATACACATCTCTCACTCAAGAAGTTAACCTCCATAGCATCCAAAGAAGATGTCTGTGCACCACCAGCAGAACCAGTGATCCAAGTCTTGTATCTTCTATCTTCAGTTTCTGAAGCTCTGTATCTAACGTGTAAGAATGGACGCTTAGCGTTCTTCCCTAAAACTTGGTCGTATACAGTAGTAGAACCAGCTGGGACTAAAAGTCCGTTGATAGCTCCTCCTGTTAAACCTCCTCTCATAGAAGCATCGTTAAGGTATTTCCAGTCTGTCTTATAGAAGTCGTAACCTCTACGGAATCCTGTGAAACCTAAGTTAAGCGCCATCTCCTGATCGTTATCGAAGAGTCCGTATGAAGTACCACCCGCTCCGTAAGAGTTTTGTGCAGCTAACATATCATCCATATCGAAAGAGAACTGACGGTTTACGAAGAGAGCGTTCTCCTCGATAGAACCCTGCTTATCCAATCTCTGGATTACAGCATCGAAGTCCGCTAATGCAACTGGGTTACCCCCGCCGTATACGTTACCTCTTTTACCCACTGAGTAGAATACTCCGTCTGAACCAGCTCCTTGAAGAGAGTCCACAGTAGCATTAGGTACACCTAAATCAATAGCAGCTCCTGAACCAACTTCCGCAGGTACAGCCTCCACCATAGCAGTCTCCAAGTAATCTTCGAAACGAAGTCTTGTATCGTGCTCTGACTTTAGGTACCATAGGTATCCGTTAGCTCCATCTTCAGAAGTGATCTCGATCCATCCAATCTGAGCCATATCAGATCCAGAAACAGCGTATTTATCTTTTATGATAATTGGCTTATTCTCAAAGATATAGTCGTCAGACTCTAAAGACTCCTCCATCCCCAGTGATCCTTTCTTAAACTCAGAACCGTAGATGAATACCGTGCAGTTAACTCCAGCGTTCATTGCCTGTCCTCCAGCTTCGTAGTAAGAAACCGTAAAGGTTTTAGCAGGAGCAGCGCCTACAGCGGTAACCACAGCTTTATTGCTTAGGTTAGAGCCAGCAGTGTTATCAGAGATCATAAGTGTCTGACCTTTTCTGATAGCGATATTTCCTGTTCCAGCCGTAGTAGTTTGTCCAGAAGGGCCAGTTAAAACGTCAGCGACGGTCCAAACAGCACCCTGGTCAACTCCAGCAGCTCCTGCAGAGGTACACTGAGTGTATTTTACATGTAGTCTTCCTTGCTCTGCCCATTTGATCATGTCAGAGTTAGAAGGCATTTCCGCTCCCACCATTCTTAAGAATGAAGAGATCGATCTATTACCGTAACGCTCAAATTCCTTCTCGTAAGTATCCGGAAGATACTGATTGAGGAAATCGAAGTTGGTAATGTAGTTTGTGGATACAGCAACTCGTTCCGCTGACGGAATTAAGTTGAATCCTGGTGTAGCATTTACAGCCATTTTTTCTTGTTTTTTTTAAATTATTAAACTTTTTTTATACTCCTAATTTTGAGTCCCTTTCCACTCGATGTATCTCCAACAGGTCTGATATTTAAACCATTCTTGCTGAAAGACTGAGGGGCCTGTCGCACCATATCAATGTTCTTTGATTTTTTAGAAACATTATCAATGGCTTCTGACTTACCCTGCTCATAGAAGAATTGGGCAAACTTGTCTGGGTTCATAGCTATAGACATAGCTTTGTGGTACCCTTGCGCATCTTTCATCATGCCGCTTTCTGGATCTAAATAAGGTTTTACAAAATTATTTACATCCTTCTGCTTGCTTAACAATTCAGCTGCATCGCCAGGTTTGTAGGTATAGGTTCTATCGTTTACGTTAACCTCAAAACCTTTGAAGTCGCTATTAAAAACATCGCTGCTTTTTTCGTAAAACCAGTCATACCTTTTCTTCCTTTCTTCGTCCTGAGTTTTGGAGTCCTCAACGTAACTCTTGTAGCTATTAAATGCTTCAGTTTGCTCCTCTGAACTAAAACCCCCACTTGACTCAAGAGGGATTTTGTATTGTTCTTGTTGCTCCTTGAAGAAGGTCTTCGCTTTTGCAAGTTCTCTTTTATGCGCTAACTTTCTTTTTTTAACATCCTTTTCGTCGTCCAGGTCTTCATCGTATCCGAACTTATCTTCTATAAGATCCTTGATATCGATTTCATCCAACCCGTCCTCCACATGAGAATAGTAGTTAGCTATAACGTCATCGCCCTCCATGTCATCGTAATTCTTCTGTAGCTTTACGTAGTCATCGAGACCTCTGCCCATTTCTTTTTTATACTTAAAGAACGCCGAGACGTCCTCGGGTAGTTCTTCATTTGCTTCTGTCTGAGCAAACAACTCATCCACAGAAGTAATATCTTTATTATATCTATCCTTAATATACCCAAGTATATCCTCATCCTTTAGGGAGGGAGTCTCTTTAGGTTCCGAGGTTACTTGTTCTGAAGCGTCCTCTACATCCGAGGTTACAGAAAACTTTTCTTCATGCTCCTTAAGTAACAACTCCTCAACCTGCGCAGTAGATTTCTCTTCCACATCCGCAACGGCTTTTACTACGAAATTTTTATTATCCATTTAATTTAATTTTTACAAAGTTAGTATATATTGTTTATATAGAGTTGAATACATTATCGTGGGTTGAACTCCGAGAAGTCAAACCCATCTAAGCTATCTTCATTAGACTCAAAGCTTATCGGAGCGGTATTGTTCTTACGCTGTTGGATAAGTTTAGACTGCTCGGTATTGGCCTGGCTTATTCGCTCAGACTTACCCGTCTCACGAGATTCTTCTCGGGCATCTAACTGTGACTGCTCTACACCCTTAAGCTGCATCTGATACTGGAACTCTACCGCCATAAGCTGTTGCTTTAAAGCCGCCTCGTTCTTCATCTTCTCGATCTGCATAGCCGCCTCCGATTGTTGCAGCTGCATCTTCATGTTCATCTCCATCTGCTGCGCCTGCATAGCGGCCTGTGCGCTCATTTGTTGTGACTGCTGATTGATTTGCGCCTGCATCTGTTGCTTCTGCGCCTCCATCTGCTGCATCTGTGCCATCTTCTGCTTCCTCTTAACCTTCAGTAGCTGGTTAGCCAACTTCAGGTTCCTCATCTCACGTATATCTATAGCGTCCTCTAAGCTTATATCTTTCTGCGAAAGAGCCATCTGGATATTCGCTTCGAGCTGAGACTTCTGCTCCTCGTCTGGAGACATCTCGATAAATATACCAAAGTCATAGAGGTATAGGTTCTTAATCTGTTCCAAGATCCCCATGTTATATTTCCCCACCTGCATGGCAAACTCGTCACGGAAGTCTGCGTACTCTAATACGTCAGCTACACGTAGAGAGAGGGCCTCTGCTATAGTCTTTGTTATAAATAAACTGGCCTGGAGGATATGGCGTGTGGCTGTGTTCGAGTTTAGCGCGGCTAATTTCTGTACCCCGACTAAAGAGTTAGGGTCAGGCATAGATCCATCACGAGCCTCATTAAGGCCCGTAACGCCACGTATCATATCTAAGTAATGGTTATAGTTACCTATAAGCATCTGAAGCTTCCCAGAGCCACTATTAGACGTTAACTGAGTGATAGGAACCTTAGCGTTGTTATACTCCCCGTCCTGGGTATAGCTCCTTCCGATAACACTACCCGTTTGAAAGTATAAACGTAAAGCGTCTTCAGGGTTATAAGCATTACCCGTACCTAAATCTACCTCGTTTAAACCATCAGCATCAATGAAGACTCCGTCTGGGACAACCCTCGCAACAACCTGCTGGATCTTTAAGTGAGTCATCTGTATGAGATCCGCAAATGGAATCATTCTTCTAACCAAAGACTCTACCGCACCCTTATACATACGAGGTGCGCATGCAACATAGTTAGCCATAGCAAACTGATTAGCCGAATTTGGCCTAACCATATTCTTCATCATATCCCACTGCAGGATAATATTAGTACCCATAACCATAACCCCCTCATACCACACATCTATCCTCTTCTCTACCTTCTCAAAATTCCCTTCTGCCATCATCTCCTCTGGAGGATTAAACTGATCGTCCTTCTCTACGGTCTTAAAACTACCGTCCTTCATCTCCTTCTTCTTATACACAAAACTATTTGTCGTTTTGTAATTGAAATAAAGGAGGGTACATGTATCGCGGGCAAACATACTGTTGTTGTACATAGCCGATGCGTTATATTCAGTAGCCCAAGATTGGCTGTACTGAGAAATTTCTTCTAAATCGGGCTCCGTAAGGTCAGGGTTAATCTTTAAAACCTCTGTAATAGGTACGGTCTTTATCTCCCCCCAATAGAAACAGTCCTTAAAGTAAGGGTCTTCCGTATAGCTATACACTACGTTAGCGGGGTCTACGTATTCTACCTTAACGCCGTCTCCCTTTTGGAAAACGTGCTTTGTAATACCGAGACCTAATGTGGTAATATCATAGTCCACCCTCTTACGGGTATCGTTATAATGATTCTCCTCCAGCATAGTGTTGATAGCCACCTCATTAGCTATCTCTATAGATGGCTTATAATTCAACTGCATATACAACTCCATCTCCTGATCGCTCTCGGGGAGGTCGCCAGGGTTTACCGTAAAGGGATCTACACCGAAATCTTTTCGTATCTGGTGGAATAGATTCTTTGCAATCATATCCCCCTCAATAACATTCTGAAACTCATTGCGCTTCTCAGCTGAAAGAGAGTCTTGAGCAAAACACTTTACATCGAAAAGCCTATCCGACATCCCATTAACAACGATGTCTACAAACTTAGGTATGATAGGTATAGGGGTCCAGTCTAAATTTAGATAAGATAGATCGCCGTCTATAGCTAATTCATTTTTATATTTTCCAACAGACTGTTCCCCACGGGCATATAGCCTAAGCCTATGGAACTCTTGAAATTGACTGTAGAATCTACACGATAACCCGTCCCTTCTAAACCACTCATACTGTATGGATTGTCCGACCTGAAGCCCAAACTCTTTCCTCGCCTTATCTGAATCAGGCACAAACTGGTTTGGGAAGGTGGCAGACTTTATATCTATCTGGAGTCCCTTCATCTAATTATTTGACTTACTGTACTACTGTTGTTGTATTTTGCAAAGTTAAGGCTTATTTTCGCTTTCTCTTTCAGGGGTGTGTATAAATGCTTTTGGTTTGCCATGATAGCCAGACCTGTACTTATAGATGCATCAAACTTAGTCCTGTTGTTTATATCAAACTTCGCCCAGTCCTCTAAGGTACGACGAAAATACATAGTGCCCATATCGTCCTGATCGCGGTACTCTCCCGCCATATCTATCCCCACATGTTTTTCTATATAGGACTCTATAGCCGCCGCGTGAGCTTGCTTAACATCCTCCGAGGTATTAGGTATACCCCCCAATTCTTTTTCGGTACGAGAAAGTTTAGTGTATGTTTTATCGGGGCGGTTTAAAGAAAACGCTCGGTACCCCCTGTTTTTCAGGTGATACAGCAGGCGAGGTTTATTATTCTCACAAAGGATAGGCATACCATAGAACACCAAAGCCATAAGAACCTCCTCGAAAAATATCTCTGCCGTTTGTGGACGCGCAATATATTCCAAGAAAAATTCATTGCTCGGAGCCTCGTCCATATTAAATTTCGTTAAGCCGTGTAGCGATCCATTGGATCCCTTACCTACTACCACACCAGATATATCATAGGAGTCACACCCAAAGGTCCCAAGGTGTTCGTTGCCTGGGAACTTCCTTCCGTTCCTCATATCCACACGGTTTTGCATATGCGGGGGAGGGGTCCACCCCACTAAAAACCTTCCCGCCTTATCTGGAGACCAGATAACTTTAGAGTCTTTAATACCATCCTTCCATCTAAAAGATCCACGCGTAAGGTGGTGATCCATTATTAAAGAATCGTTATAGTCTATCTGCTGGTATATCTTAGTAAGGTTGAATATAGACTGCTTACTCTCGTCACGGAAAGCGTGAGACTCCGTCCGAGGGAACTGTCTATAAAATTCGTTCAGAGCGTCAGCATCCTGAGAGAGGGAAGACACCTCGTTCTCCCAATAGTCTACCGCGCCTACACTTATAAGCTCGTTATCGATCCCCATTAAGGGTTTCTCTGGGGTACGTAAAACAGGCATCCCGAACTGGTCTATAAAGCTCTCCATGTTCCACTCCATAGGGATAAACAGACAGTACATACCACTCTTAGTCTGACCGTTAGCGTTCCTTTTAGAGGGAAAAGAATCCTCATATAGAGCCTTGAAGTTTCTTCCGCCCTTATCCAAAGCGTTAGAGGTAGAACCCATCATACACTTCCCGATAATTTTACTACCCAGACGTAGGCACGTCTTAGTTACGCGCCAGTTATTTAGGATGTTATCTGGCTTTTGCCATTTACCCGAGTTTAAGGATATCGTGAAATCTTCCAAAACTAATTTCCTTTCGTTATCATTAACGCCATCAACCTGTACCCCTACATAGGGGCCTACACCTAACCTCTCAACGGTAACCTTATTCCTCCTGCCCCTACTACTCGGGACGTACCCCTCAAAAGACTTCTTAGCGGTGAGCATAGGTAGCCGAGAAAGGTCACCCGAGATATACACTCTCCAAACATCAGTGTTATAATTAGATAGCTTATACTTTACATTGCTGCAACTTAACCCACAGGATAGAGACAGAACTCGTATCTGATTAATTAAATTTTCATCCGCCATACCAAACTCAATAGACCCCTTCTTTTTATCCGCATAACCATCGGTATCTACCAGGCCTGCAAGCAGTTGAAGCCGAGACTCTATAGAGGAGTTCATATATTCCTCGGGGATATGTTTATTTTCGTACACCCCAATCTTTTTCAACTCACTATTAATCCCCTTTAAACCAACCTCTATTATACTATCACAGTCGGGGCGTTGTTTTAATTCCACAGGGATCCCCCACATCTCAGAAAGACGACCTATGTAATGCATTATCTCAGGCTCTTCATATTTATTAACAAGGATAGTCATAGCCTTCTTCCTACCATCCCCAAGCCATAGGCCTAAATACATTGGAGGGAGCCCAGAGAAATTATCTGTAAGCTCAATCCCTTTACTGCAAACCCGTGTTAAATGTTGCTTACGGAATTTAGAGCTGTTGAGATATTCCTCTGGAGTTAAGATAACCTCACCCTTGTTATACTCATGCATAACCAAACGGTGGTTCTTGGTTACTACGTAGTCTATACCGTAGGGCTGGTTTACACGGAAAAGCTCTGCCTCTCCACTTGTTTTCTTTGTAACAGATTTAATATCCCCACCCTCTACCCTAACCCTATCGCCCTCGCTGATATCTTTTATTTCTTTGAAGGTCATATCCTCCATTAGAATTTTTGTCGTAGGGGCATAGCACTCGTCATGAAGGAGGAGCTGTAGCTTCTCTCCGTCATAGCTATTGTCCCCAGTATTCTTCCAGTCTATCGTCGTATCCAGCCCTTCCAGCTCCTCGTCCGCCAGGTGGTACATGTTCTTCTTTGTAATCTTCGAAGCAGGAACACGATAAGCCATCTCTGTTTTAGGTTTATCCATTCCATCCTGTATCGGACGAAAGAAAAACGGATAGTTGTTAGAAATTGGAACAACCTTATCTGTGAACATTTTTTTTGCATCAGAACCTGTCTTTGAAAGGATGCCTATACGGGCATCTTTAGTTATAGTAGCTTGATTGACCCCCTCACAAGAGCTCATAAAAGAGAACCCTGAACGACGAATCTTTAGGTAGCACATACCAAAGCTTCTCTTGTCCGCTTTACACGCCTCCCAAAATATATAGAAGACCCTATTCGCTTCGCGGAAGTCGGGGTGACCTACGTCTATCTTCGTCCACTGGAGATACATATAGTGCGTCCCCGTTATATAAGTAGGTAGCCCGTTATTTAGAAACCAGAACCCTTCCTCCCTCCTATCGAACTCCGCCTCTACATAGTCTACCCACTTCGCTTTAAATGTATCATGCGTTTCGTGCCACTGGAAGATAGACTTTATCCTGCTCAACTCTTTGCTATACTCCATAGCCTCCCAGTACTGCTCCTCCTTCTTCTTAGAGCGAGAGTGGCTGAACTTAGGGGCTTTAGGTAGAGCCACTAAGAGACCGTTAATGGCGTACACCTCCCCAATCTGACCGCTCTTAGATATTACTACGAGATCATACTTTGGATCGTAACCGTAGGCCCAAGAGCGAGCCTTATTCTTATTAGATATTACATGCTTAGGGACAGCATCGTGTATTACCCGGAATAGTTTATTTAGATCTTGACTCTGCAAATCCTTTCGGGGTGTTATTTTTTGTCTCTATAGATCCCCCTTCCAAGAGAACCCTCTCCTCCTCAATTTTTTTAAGTATATCAAAAGCGTCCATGATACATAGCTTCTTCGTGGCGGCGGCATTCTTTAGCCTGTCTGGGGCTAAAGCATCCTCGGTGTCATACTTTATAATATCCTCCTTAGCCACCTTAATAAGCTGCAGCACAGCCTGTTCTCCAGCTGCTATTATATCTAACTTAATCTGTCTACTGTCCATCGTCTTTAGCCCTTCCCTGCAGTGTAGCCAAAGCCTCTTCGTAGCCTGGTATAAGCTTTAATAGCTCTAACGTTCCTATAGCTAACTCTCGAGTTTGCTGCTCCTCTAAGATAACTTTTTTTAAATTCTCCGTTAGCGTCTCGGTATTTGCTTTGAGTGACGCGATATTTTTCTGTACTCCCATCGTTATTTATTAAATTTATAAAACATTACAAAGACCTGACGCCCCTCCTTCCAAGATTTATTGGGGTACTTACTATGGAAGTATGAAGAGGGGTAAGATATCAACCTATTGCTTTCATATCCCAGGACAGAGCTTAACCTCCATCGGTCTAAATCTTCTGCGTCTACGCTTATCATCCTATCGTATTCCTCGTTAGAGATATCCTCAGGGAGAGCTTTGCCATATATATGGTGCTCCCACAGGGCGGTGCCATGGAGCTCCTCCCTCTCTCGAGGAGAGAGATATAAAACCACGGCCCTATCTGGCTTCTGCCCGTCGATATTTAAATCTGAATGTATCCTCCAAGTGATATCCAACTCATCGGTAGATTCCCTGAAGAAAGAGAGGATATTAACCACAGGTCGCCCCTCCGCTTTAGAGAGTCTTTCCGTTACATACTCATTAAACTCCTCAGGGGATTCCTTTATATAGAAATCTTTCCCTCCCACGACCTGTTTCTTAAAAGGACCGTCAGATAGATAGTTCTTTATTATAGGAAAGAGTTGCGGTTCAATGAAGTCGTCTATAACATATATCATAGCGTCATCATTATATTATTTGTAAACATACGGTACAGTTTCTCCCCATCGATATAAAACGGGTACTCACTCTCGGGCTCGAAAGCCACCTCATCGCCCTCGTGAACGCCTAAAGACTCCAGCTCTGCGTTCCCATGCCTTAATATCCCTATAAGGGGCTCCTCGCCGCGCTTATATATAACGGACTCCCGAGCTTCTATAGGTTCTATAAAACAATACTTATCGTGAGCGTTCCATTGTGTACCATTATGGTACATAAAAAACTGATCCATATCCACGAAGAACAAATTGTCCTTAAAGAAACTCTTCCCACTCTTCTCCCTGCCCCGCATATCGTTGTAATATTTAAAGACGTTATGGTGCACAAGGAGCCTGTCCCCCGTTTTTATGGGGCCAGTATATTTTAGTGGAACCTCCACTACGGTAGCGAAACGATTGGATGCGGTGTGGTCTTCTTTAGACACACTGGTGATAAAGTCTATCCCCCCTATCTCTTTAATATTATCGTACCTCCTTTCGTTATATGCCTTTACTATAAAGCTAAAAGGAGATTGCATTAAAAATTGATATTAAATTCTAAAGAAATGGGTAGAGTTTTTCTAAACTCTTTCCACAAATATACCTCTTCTGCTTTCTGTATCCAAATTTTATACCCCTCTTCGTGGTCTTGGATAAGATGTATCCTATGGCTTCCGCTTAAAACGTCTTGCCCTACTATATAATGCATCGCGCCAGACTTATAGTCTGCGCCGATAGATATTTTTCTGATGTCCATTTCATTTGATTTTAATTATACCGACCCACTAAATTTAAGAACTATCCTCGCAGCGAAAGACCCCTGTACGTTACCAGTAGTAGCCCGTACCGTAGCAAAAAACCCATACCCTGGCTCAAGGATCTCGGTGCCAGAAGTGCTTATTGTCATGTTTTGAGTAGCATTTAGACTTCCCGCTGTAATAACCTCCGTCCATGTAGCAGCTGGTACTGCCTCATAAATGCTATGACCAGCAAGAGTGCTCTTCCAGAGGGTAACAAAAAATGTGTCCGAGTAGCCCGTGCTGAACATTATAGCGGCGTCACATAGGGTGTGGTTAGGATAAGATGTTGTGCACCCTGTAGCAGAGCTGTTTGCATAAACCATACTCATAGCATGTTGGTCATCTGTTGGACCTACCGAGGAAGGGGGAGACGCTCCAAAGTCAAAACTCCAATTTGAGGTGTTAGATTCAACTCCGACAGCACCTGGAGTACCGGACATATAATAATTAGAAGCCGTCATGGTAATTTTTGTGGTTCCCACACCTATAGCCTGCACCCACTCTGGAGCTTGCAGTGGGGCTACCCACGAACCATCTCCACGAAGGAAGGTGGCGTTGGTTCCTCCCTCTGGGACACACCCGATAAGAGAACCTCCGTTATAAATATTCTGTCTAACTAAAACCGCTCCCGAAGTGGGCGTAATGGTTATAGGCATGAGTGAGGAAGCGGCGTCTATTGGGGTTGTGGTCGTAACACTCGAGACCCCCACGGCAGAGACATCTTTCCACTGTACTCCTGTGACTGTAGAGGTAAGGACTTGATCCGTGGTTCCTGTACCAGTGCTTCCATCAGATAAAGATCCTATTAAATTAATTCCCGCCGTACCTAACGCAGTGCCAGAGGCATGATATGTATTAGTTGCCTGCCATTGGTTCGGAGCAAAGGATTGAATAGTAGACCCAACTGCAAAAGTAGTGGCAGAGCTTCCTGTAAAAGCCATCTCTATGCCTGTCGCTGTATTGCCTGATGTAAGGACCTCCTGTAATGTCGGCATAGAAGCCACGGGGATACCCGTAACCCACTCTACTCCTGCAGGCCCTCTGGTAAAGATTTGACCTGACGTGCCTAACGAGTTATTCCCATCACTGATCGAAGCTCCGTAGTTGAAGTCCAGAACGCATGTAGGGAGATTAAGTCTGATATCGTCATCAGTAGTGATAGAACAGTTGGCACCAAGATTTATTATAGAACCGTTTAGCAAGCTTAACCCGTGACCCGCCCCACTCATTGCAATAGACCCCGTGGTAAGGATATTCTGCGTGGTAGTGTTACCTACGGTTAAAGTATCATCGAGGGTACAGCATGGGTTTATAGGAACGTCTACCCACTGGATGCCTGTCGCGGTAGAGCTTAATAGCTGTCCCGCTGTTCCTGTGGAGCCTTGCGCTGTAATAGTTGTAGGGTAAACTGTCCCTGATACCGTAATGTTTCCTGTAAGGCTTATGTTCTGTGTAGCTATAGAGCTTGTATCTAAAACAGACTGAAGTCCTTGGAGTAAAGACGTAGCGGTAATAGACTCTATACTAAACGAGACCGTGCGGTTCTCATCGCTTGTATCTGTTCCAATAATAAAATCGTCTACCGAGGGGGTCGTTAAAGGATATACGGTAGTGTTTTCAATTTTAGCCATAGCTTAAGCGTTTACAAGTCTGTACATAATATCAAAAGTGAGGGTGCCGTCTCCGAGCGTGGGGTTAGCCGTGCCGCAAGCAAATAATAAATTATCCCCACCTATAGCAGTAGAGTATGTGTTGCCGAAATTTGTGGCGTAGTTGGTTGGTAGAGCAAAAGCGTAGTCAGCAACTTCAGCATTTACATACCCACTTGGTATACCGCTAAACAAGTTCGGATTAGCAACACCTCCCAGACCTAAGATAAAGTCATTAGGGGCAGTATAGCCTGTGGTATTAAATGTGTATTTTACCAGCACCGATATAGGCTGGATATGCTTAGTAGCAACTCCAGGAATAAGAACGACGGGCATGGAGAAAGAGTTCTTTATTTCGTCAGCAGTAACAGTAACGCTTGCAGTGTATGTGTTGACGTTGAGATAGCTCTTCACCCCACTCATCTTAACCGTCTTCGTTCTATTAGAATCGTTCGCGTCGGTGAGTATGAGGAGGTCGTCGTCTGCAGGTGTTACAGTAGGGTATACCGTTGTGTTACTTATCTTCGCCATCTTTTATTTCTCCAGTTTCTAAATTTATAATAGCGTCCTTTCCATATGCCTCCATTAAAGCTTGTTCTGCCGCAGAGAACTCCGCCTTTAATTCTTGAACGCGTAGGATAATTCCGTGCTTCTGTAAGGTTAAATCACCCAACTGTCCTTTGATAGTGTTGAACTCTCCGTTAAGGTCTTGTAACTGCTTTAACTCTTCGTCTTTAATCTTTTTCATTGTAATATTATTTTAGCAAAGATAGGGTTTATTTATTTTCTTTTGAACTACCTCCAAAGAAAAAATCTACTATAGTATTTACTTTAGCGCTCATAGCTCCAAATATCGTAGAGATAAAACCTATCTCATACTCCGAGAGGACCACATCGTGGAGGACGAAGTATTTAAACATAGTATACGAGAGGGCGAAATACCCCATAGTAAATAGAGAGGCTAAGATTTTCTGTATCAAAGCGTCATCTTTATATAGGGACCGAGCGTCTTTGCGGTCTTCTACCTCCCGAGAGAAAGCTTCGCGCTCCGCTTCGAGGAGGATCTTCTTCAGCTCTAACTTAAGGGTCTCCCTCTCCTCTTTGGTTGTGATGACTTCGTCGAGGATGCCTTCGGCACTCTCTATAACTTTGCCGAATAGGCCGCCCCAGATATTATTCATCGTAGTCTGTGTATGTGATGGTAACCTTTTCTTTCTTCTCTAAAGCATCCGCTATAAGAGGGTATATCCTTTTGTATGCGTTGGAGCTCTTCCCTACCCACCCGTTTTTTACGATGACGTTGTTCTCCTGGGCATCGCCCAAGATAAGGCACCCCGCAGTGTGTTCGTCAGTATTCCCAGTATGTATAAGGATATACTCAAAGTTAGGAACGTCAGTGATATGAAGCATACCACGGTGTATAGTAGGATGTTTTTTACTGTACTTAGTATGGAGCCCCCCATTTTTTCTGAACTTGATATCATATGTCCCGGCGGGGATGCGTGTCTCCCCCTTTATTTTTAAAACTCGATACTCGTCCTCCAAAGTATAGCACAGGAAGTTCCTCCCTACGACAGTGTTTTCGAAAAGGAGTCCGGAGGTAGAGTCGGCTTGGGAGCTGAATCGTATTACCTCGAGATTCATTTGATGTCCTCTGAGAGTTTGAGCATCTTATATATGGTATAGCTTATAGCTAAGACCAGAGAGAGAAGCTGTAGCATCTCATTGCACTGAGAGAGGCTTACCCCCCAGGCCCCTCCGTTGGCCCCCAAAACTGTTAAGGTATCTTTAATTTCTGTAGACATTATTCATGTATATATATAAATCCTCCCGACCATGTGGTATCTGTTGTCCAGTATATCATGGTGTATCGGATGAGATTAGGGGATCGTTAAGCCAATTTATATCGTTTGAAATTCCGTTAGAAGCTACGTTAGGCGCGGGGTCTGTAAGGGTATCTATATTCCCATTTACCCTCCACCAGCGCTCCAAAGTTCCTCCCGCCACCTGCGTAACGAAGATATTTGTTACGGACCCTGTAAAGGTGGAGCCGTATATCCTGAACGGATCGCTATCTACCGCGGTAAAAGTAAGGCTATGGGTCCCCGAAGTGGTGATAGACTGTACCGGAGCACCCCCTATATCCACCTTCAACTCCCCCACCTCCTCTACGGAGATGTCTGTGATTCCAAAAGCTCCGTTGTTTGTGTCTGCTTGTATTCCTATTTGCGTAGCTGTTATCCCCGAAGTTAAAAATACCTCATGGATTCCTGATGCATACACAACCCAAGTACCTGAAAATCTTGAACCTACTTCATTAACAAATCTTAGTTTTGCATCTGAATCTAACATGAAAGTAAATTTTAGACTATCTCCGACAGCTATATTTACAGAGTTTAAATTCCACATATATGATTCAGCTACACCATCATAATTTGCTATATCATCTCCAATACTCCAACCATCTTGAAATGTCCAATCTTGTCCGACCTCTTGGACGGATACGTCTTTAATCTCAAAAGTATTTTCTACCTCTGCGCCCGTAGCTAACTTACC